CAGAAAAAGAGGTTCTCAAAAATTGAAAAACTTAAGAGTCCCGAATAAACACCGCACCTCTTAGTGTACAACGGCGTATCGTTATTCGGCTAAGTGTCAAAAGACACCGGCTTTATAAGGACCAGGAGCCACAGGGGCCCTTATAAAACTTCAAACTCAATAAAACCTGTGAAAAAGAAAATGAGTTTGCAAGTGCACCAAAAGTTAACCACTGTAACAAGGAACTACAGAGACGAAAGTTGAAAAACTTGCGTCTTCTGCAAAAGCTCTTGCTACATATGGCAACTTTGAAAAAGGTGCAACAGCCCCCGTGACGTCGCCCGACGCGACTTGTACACGGATCGGTGAAGTCACCCCATTTCCAGCGTAGGGGTAACTTACAGAAGTCTCAATCTCTGCGTTAGAAACGCGAGAATGTGTATCATGATACTGAGGGACTTCGACCTCAATACCGTTTGTTGCAGACGAACTGGCCAATACGAAATTGTTCCAGATGCCTAATTCACTAGCTACAAAAGAATAAGTATCGCTACTACCAGCAAGTGTTTGCATAGACTCAACTGAATCTGAATTTTCAACACGTAACGATGCTACAGGGGTACAATTTGTGGAGAAATATGGCCACCATATTCTAAGTCTTACACCTCCCCTGTGGATTGCGTAATTAACACCGATCTTAGCATACAGATCTGACCGGCACCTAGAATTGCTAACCACGATAGCTACAATTTCTCTAACTGGCATAGAAAACGGTGAAATTAGTGTTGAGTCAACATCTGCAGAATTATCAATAACATGTAATGCACTGAATTTCTTGAGAAGAGACCTAAAAGACATGGTAACTTCACCAACAGAAGTAGAATGAGGTTTCAAATCAGTAGGTGTGTCAATAGACGCCCCACCAATTGTACCTTCTACTATACTGCACTCATCAGCATTTGTATTAATGACGCCTGATTGGAGTTCAATTTCTCCAGATTGATAATTCGCCAACCAGACAGTAGGATTGTAATTCCCGGCCGATGGAACACACACTTGATAATCATCTCCACCACATATCTCAAAGAGAATTGTAACAGAGCTTTTAACAGTGTCAGGTGCAACCAAAGGATCGATAACAACCAAACTAATTCTACCACAAGAGTTCTTATTACCCTTGACTCTTGACCAAGGTTGGATATTTTTATAAGGTACATCCAGCGTTACAACACTTGCTTCCCTCACATCAATAATCTGTTTATAGATATATGATGATTCTTCAACTGAACCAGTAGTTGAAGTACCAAACTGTGAAGGACCTGGATTGTAAACGAACAACAACCTGCCGGAGTGGAACTTCGTTTTGACGATTTTAATAGTCAACTTGAAGCTACCTCTCCAATATGCAAAGAAATCTGACATCCATGATACTGGCGGCATATTATAGTACGTTGTACCTAATATGGATGATTGATTGAATTTGAACCATGTTTCGGGTCCTACAACAACACTCATCAAACCAGTGCCAGTTGGTTGGGTTAAGTCCCAATTGACACGGTACCAGTATGCAGAAATCTTCTTAATCTTATCAAATCCCATCTCATCAACTGTTGTCTGAGAAACCCCAGGTAGCAGCTCAACCTTGTTAGATGTACTCATAGATAATTTCATTGAGTTATCGACACCATCAACATTGCAATTAAACGGAAACACCGTCCTTTGCATGCGATGAATAGGTGCTTGATTAGATGGTTTTGACCAACCCCATACGTGTGCAGCTCTCGAGAGAACATCAGTCACCCAAGAAACAGGTTTAGCAAATTCGCCTAACAATGGAATTTCGCCCAATATGTTAGCTGTTTTAGTTGCCTTTCGTAACGCATTAGTTACAGGTCCAACTTGTGCTAATTCCTGTTCTTTTTCAACGGGATCCTTGATAACTCCTGACTGGGGAACAGCTACACTAAACAGTTCTATATCATCAAAACTGGTCCACAACGTATAAGACGCTGTGGTTGAACCAGCTGAAACTGCTAAGGGACTATATGGATAGATAAAGAAGATTCCAGGATCACCTACAGCATTGTTTACTGTAGAGATATTTCGATACAAGAAAGACAAATAGGAGCTAACAAATGGTATTCTCAATTGAACTTCAGTATCACATGCAACATCAAGTTCTACATGTGGTAATGTTGTTATCTGAGTAGCCATATGTCTGTGCGCATCAATCCATGTCTGGCTGATGGTGGCACCTCCCGTGGGTAAAAATGCGAGAATATACCTACCTTGTTGAAAAGGATTTGCATTAACTTGCAACCTTAACACTAAAGTGGCTCTAATTCCCAAGTATCCGCTCAATTTGTTTTTATATATATTTTTAGAAAGAACATCTCCCATGACCCTATAATTACTAAATGTAGTCGCTCCGTCTGATATAGACAGGTTTCCACTTACTAACGGTAGAGGTCTTACAAAGAAGTCCTTAATATCTGATGGTGTTTCATTGTCAACATTGTTTTTATATTGGCGATCAAGATCAATCTTGTCACTAATCATTGCTTTGATTGTCATGGCATCATTGGAGAACTGGGTAATATTACCACTTTGTTCTGTTTCGCTTTCGCCGCTGTTGGCTACAAAATTCGTAATCACTTTATTCGACATATTCATATAGTTAAATAGGACATTGGTAGAGCATACGCACCACACCTTGAAGCCAGGTTTTCCCAGACTGGCTTGCTATCTAGTTTTCTCCCGTAACTGAGATATCCCCTGTGGATACAGCAAAATGATACTGTAAGAGTTCACGGAAGAATTTTAAAATTTTAGATTGTTTTTGGGTTTTGTGACACAGCTTGAAGACTGCATCTTTTAAAATTTTTGGGGTATAATAGTAATATCTTTAAAGAAGTCCGCCGGTTTCCAAATTAATGGGTGGTGTTCGCAGGCCTCTCAAAACCACAAATAAATGTGTCCGAGATACTTCACATAGGGCCTGGACTTTTTAACGCCCCTCCATACGGAGGCAGCTAAACTTAAAAGTTATTACTATTGAATTTTGTGTTCTGGCTTGGTGTCCAGAACTTTTATATATTTTGGTCAGGGATACTACAATCGATAGTCAGCTGCTTCCTGCGTAACAGCTCTCAACGCGAGTTGAAAGGTGTTAAATGCAGGGCAGTAACCACCGAGATTTGCCATAACCTTTGGTAAAATAATACTCGTCCATTCCTCAAAAACTTCCTCACCATGTAGAGCCAACTCTTTTACGGTTATATCTACATTGGCTTTTGTAACATCAATTGCCTTGGCGCCCTTATCGCGAGTCCAGTACGGGATCTCGATAACAGTGTTGATATCAAGTGGAGCAACAAAGATATTACCTAAGAATGGTTCCTGACGGAACGACCTCTTAAGGTATGTAACTTCGTAAATGGTCCTTAGAGGAGCATCACACCCCACTGTTTTATCTTCACGTGTATATTTCAAACCCAATTTGCTCATATAAGGTGATATAGTGTTCTCATTAAAGAGACCTATATAATCTTCAGAAACAGCAAATATATTATCATCACCGTGGACATTAAGTTCAACATGATCATCAAATAAAGCTGCACTCTCAAAATTTACACCAAACATTGACTGCCAGCACATCCTAAAAGCTAAGTGATTGTACAAATTATTAACAAATGGTGTCATAGGGTGACCACTAGGTAAACTAGATGACCATTCATAAACAACTCCTCCATTTATATGTTTAGAGTTTGTTAACTCATACCATAACACACGACGGATCAAAGAATTCTCTTTTCCATCGCTATACCATCTGTTGATAATCTCCAATATAACTTGATGCATTTGTGGTTTCTCAGACCCATCAAAAGCACTATAATCACCAGCTCCGATGTTTGAGAAAGTTTTTGGATCTCTTGAAAACCTTAACAATCGGCGAGCTAATCTATCCCAATCTGTCGAATAAGGATTACAACCTATACTTGAACCGTTTTCTATATTGTTCATCAAGTACCATTTCATAAATGAACCGAAATACATACGATACAATATTAGAAGGTCAATAGGAGCACCAGAGAATAATCTTGTTTTTCCAGATTCAACCTTTTCAATGGGTCGTCTCTCATCTTTCAAGTTGTCAGTGAATATAAACTCATTTCTGACTCCTCTCTTGGCATCAGCTATAACACAGTTTACACGCTTACGGATTGCATTGCATGCTTCACTGTTTAATGTATAATCACCATCAGCTCCAAACATATGTTGCTTTCCTTTGACTCCTTGTGGCTTCTTATATTCAACAATCCAAGGATAACCTGGAGACGTTGATCGAGAAATACCACCCCACCATGGATCATCATCTATGCCAGTAATAGCAAACTCAAATGGAATGATCGATTTATCATTAGCGGGTGTAGATCTCTTTATAAGATAACTATAAAGGAATTCTGCAGCTAAATCCATGTTCATCTTCGAAAAGACAACTGGTTCAGAGCAAAACTTCTTTAAGGCAAGTTGCATAGGATCAATTGTTACTTCCTCACCATTTTCAATCTTTGTAAAAGGTCGAAGATGGCAAGGTTTGGTTTTCGCATTTCCCCATTGAGCATACAGGGGGGAGCGTCTAAGCTCTGTTTTGTATACTTGTGGCACAGGAGGGACCTCTTTAATCTCTCCAAATCTACCATCACCAACAATTGCATTGCTTTGGACAGTAGCAGCTGGATCACTCTCACATTCCTCACTAATTACAGGTTCTCTCAAATGTTCCAAGAACAGGTCTATATCTTCCAGTGTAGTTGTGGTACTAAAACCACGACCAACTTGAGCAAAACCTGCTGTATGGATACCCATAATTCGCCTGCATCCATTACCGCGTGTAACTGCGACAACGAGGGCACCACAGTCACCTCTAGATGTAAGAGCATTGTATTCATAACCATCAACTATCATAGCATTAATACCTGTTACTTTATCAGCTATAGGTATAGATCTTTCCAAGCGATGAGCTATAGTGTGGTTAGCTTCTACAACTTCACCTGGTACTACAATAGTAACATAACTCGATTCCATATTCATAATATCGTCGTCCGTAACGAAGAATTTCCTGATATCCTGATGAGCATGAACACCATACAATTGTAATAATGTCATATCCTTCATAGAGTAATCAATAATTCCATCACTCTCTGAAATAATCATAGAATTGAGGAACTCATCAACACTGAACTTATACCACGGTACAGATTGACCATTTGCACTCTTTATTTTACGGAGCATGATATAGTCATCTTCTTGTCCCTTGGTTTTATGATGTGATTTTATAACAGTCATGAAATGATAAGGAATCATCATAACATTTCCTTTAACAAAAAGACCATAACCTAATAAGGTTGTAGTCTTACCACAATGTGAGATCTCATAAAGAGATCTAGAAACAATTTTAGAAGTTATAGCAGAACCTGTCGGATCATACTCCCTCCCATACTGATGCTCAACTTGTGGTTTTTGCATCCTCCAAGACTTGGATTTACCTTTACTCTTAGGAAGATGGGGAATGCTACTAGACTCAAAATCAGGAATCTTCTTAGTTGGTGTTATGAGCTTATTTATTCCGGCAGCAATTCCAACGCCCGCCATAACAAGACCAAACGTTTTAAGAATTGTGCTTCCTTTAGCTTCCTGAATATATTGATGTAAAGAGTTGACAGAATCATATATGTTCACCTTTAAGTAATTTACGAATTCTGTATATGAAGTTTTCATTTTAACTAACATATCTGCAGAAAAGAATGAACTTGTCTCTCTTATATCTCTCATCTTTTGAGAAGCAGATTTCAACATATCTTTTAAATCCGGTAAACTAGTAAGATATAAAATCTTATACATATTCACACACGGTTTATCAACACCCGGGAATGATATACACAACCACTTTAACCAAGCGTGATATGAAACAAATTGCTTACTCAATGCAATAGACGATCTGACATTCTTCATATAAAAATCAAACAATAACTTATCAGTTTGAAAGATTGGAATAACTAAATCCTTAAAGTCTGATTGATTGTACAATTCACTGACTCTTGAAAAGAATTTTGTTATAACATCAACTTCATTATCAAGCCCTAGTGGAGACAATTTGTGAGGGAAACCAGTTTTAATGGATTCTAACTCACTTAGTATATCTCTTTTAACCTCAGAGCTAGGTAATTTACTATAACAGTCATATAGATAGTTATAATAACTTACATTTGAATCAATAACTCCTGATTGCAGTTCCAACATAGGTAATTGACTCAATATGTCTTTTCTCTTCCCAACCTCACTAAAGACTTTATCTTTAATAAGATCAACCTTTGAAAGGAAACGTCTCTCATGCTCTTGGTAAGTACTATAACTCATGGAAAGAAGTTGATCATAGGATACCGTCTTGTTAAATGGTTTTCCGTTAAATCTCTCAACATATATATTGCAACAATCTGGGTCAAAATAAGAATCACCATTCATATTTATAGGTAAAGATGAGGGCTCAATCCTCCTAACACCTTTAGCTAACAAATCACGTTGACAATAATCATCTTTGAGTGTCACCTGAGCAACAACATGAAATCTCCTATCTAAAGCCTGAGGAGAATTAATACTATTTACTGTGCTAGTAAAATCTTGTACATTACTCGTGGCAAATACAAGTTTACTCTTAAACATTGTATTAGCTTTACCGTCCATAGATGCAACATGCAAATGATAAGGCCAGCAATTAATAGCTCTAATAATATTCATATATTCAGAATCAGGGTTACCAGCGACATCTCTTATCTGACCAAGGTCATCAAAGATAACTGAAAATTTCCTAATTGGATCATAACCATCCCAGTAAACAGTTTCACATTGGCGATTGTAGATAAAGCTTTGTGGGTCCTCTAAGAAAGACTCAAAGTAATCTGGATTTATACATTTCGCTGTAAGTTGCAAGGAGAGCACTGATAATAGTTCACTCTTACCTTGTCCAGGTATACCTTTTAAAAGGACACCAACTGGTTCTTGACGATAACCGTCATCACCAATAGTTTTACCTACAAATTCTTTCCTTTTGTTCATCAAGAACGTTAAGGAATTATTCAAAAGTGTTCTTAAACCAATATTTCTTGAATTGTTGGGTGTTTTCTTAATCATGTCTTGGATACGATCAATCAATTTCACAATTCTCAATCGATTCTTCTCAGTATACAAAAAGTCACGCTTATCAATCTCCCAATTAATAATCCTCAATTGCGACAGAATAGAGTCAAACTCGGAATCGGAACCTGTAGAAAATATCCATGGCTCTTCAAATCCTAATCCACAACGTATTTTATTCACTATCAATTCAACACCATTCAAAAATGTGGTGAGAATACTCTCAAGAGATGCCGATCTCTTATCAAAAGAATCAAGAAACGACATTAACTTGTGAGGAAGATTAAAGTATTCAATATCAACATTCATAACAGCAAAGAAAAGTGTAACTATTCCTGCAGATATAGTTGATAAACTTAGAGGGAAACCATCTTGAAATTCAGCTACAGGTTCTAAAGGAGGAGGAACATTAGCGGCTGAACCTAGTAATGTAGTTACTAGCTTCTCTCCTACCTTAGACCAAAAGTCAGCTGTCAACAAATCTGGCCATATAATATAGATAAAACCTAAATATAAACCGATTGAGCAAACTAACTGAGTTATTTCATCTTTGTTTAAGTAAATAATTGAACATAAACCTAAAGCAAAGAATAATAGCTTCTTTTCTGGTGATAAATTTTGTAAACTATCTTGAGCATTGCTTACTGTATCTCTTGCACCTTTTAAACCACTAAATATATCTGACAATAGTTGTATATTCTCTTTAGTGACAACTTCTTTTAGATCATTAGTGTTCTTCAAGAGATCACCTATATTATTAGTCACATCAGGTGTCAAAGTTTGACCTACTCTCATAAAGTTAGACAAGCTTTGAATAACTCCTGACTGCAACTCGACTGATCCAAAGTTTAATTGGTCATTACTAAAACGACTAATAAACTTATTATAGTAATTCTCAACATAATCTTTTAACTCCTTAATAGAAGTATTATTGGATTCTCGATACTCAAATAACTTTCTGTCAATTTCATACGGGAGCTTATTATAATACGCTCCTGATTTAAGGTAATCAAAATCGTGATTCTTTAGACAAGTTGAATAGGGATAAGTAGAACAATAACAGAAGTTGCCTCCTGCAATCTCAACAAATGTGGTGTGGAAATCATAATCTTGATAGTCCTTGCTAACTGATAAATATTTCAAAAGGAGGTCTAAAACCTCATTGTTTTCATGTTGTAACGTATAGATCAAAAATTGTTCTGCTAAAGCTTTGCTTTTGTTTGATAAGTACTTTGAATGGCTCATAATTTCATTAAATCGCTTTCGGGATGCACCACTGCAGGGCCCTGTTAAATCTCGTGTAATCGTGTTATTCATGTACTTCATATTGATAAATAGGACATTGGCAGAGCATACGCACCACACCTTAAAGCCAGGTGTTCCCAGACTGGCTTGCTATTTAGTTTTCTCCCATAACTGAGATATCCATTACAGATACAACCAAATGAAATTGTAAGAATTTGTAACAGAATTTTAAACTTTATGTACTAATCTTTTTGGGATTTTGTGGCATAGCTTGAAAACTACACCTTTTAACATGTTTTTGGTGAAATGATACTCATAATGAGATCAAATCGTTTTATATGTTTATTCCTTGAATTCTGGTGAAAATCGATAGACAATACACCAATGAAATTTTACTCCACCGACGAAAAATATCCACCTACTCAAATAAGAAAAATAATAAATGTTTTGAAAGGGGTTTGCTACTTTGAAGATCCAGTAAAGATACTCGTAAGTCACAGGGTCGGTATTAATAAACAACTCTAGATATATAATAAAAACATCTGCGAGAACAGAATGCTCTTTATACATATTTCGATATACTATTCAACCTAATAACGGAAAGCGTGAAATCAATCTCGTTTGAAGGTCAATCAAATTTCTTTTAATGTTGTGATAACAACATAATTGAAAAGTTATAGTAGTTCA